GATCGCAAACAATACAGGTATTCCATGGAAGCGAGGTGGCTTATTGGCCTAATGCGGAAGACCATGCGAAGGGCATATTGCAGGCTATATCAAGCGAACCGGGTACAGAAATAATATTGGAGTCTACGGCCAACGGTATTGGTAATTACTTTTACAATATGTGGATGGCGGCAAGCACCGGGCAATCAGACTTCCAAGCAATATTTGTGCCATGGTATTGGCAACCGGAATATCGCGATACTGCCTACACAGGCACTATACATTTATCCGATGACGAGGACGAATTATACACCCAGCATGTTAATGATGGGTTGACCCGCGAGCACTTGCTATGGCGGCGTAAAAAGCTATTAGAATTTAGTAACGATTACGAGACCGCGCGCGAGTTGTTCGGGGTTGAATACCCAATGACCGCTCTTGATGCGTTTCGAAATCCTGTGGCCGATAGGTTTATTAAAGCGCCCATGGTATTGCGCGCACGCAAAAATCGTGTTGAGTCAACATCGCCATTAGTAATTGGCATTGACCCGGCAATTTCTGATAATGATAGAACGGCAATAATTCGTCGCCGTGGACGCTTATCTTACAACCTTGAAACACACTTTAATCTCAATACTATGGAGCTTGTAGGTTTAATCAGGCGCATTATTGACAAAGACCGACCATCTAAGGTTTGTATTGATTGCATAGGCATAGGCGCGGGTATAGTCGATAGATTGCTAGAAATTGGCTATGATGTGGTTGAGGGCGTAAATGTCGCTAGAAGCGCTAATGATAAAGATAAATTTAGGAATCTCAGAGCTGAACTTTGGCATGATATGCGCGAGTGGCTGGCACAAGAAATGATAGTGCAAATACCGGATAGTGACGAATTGTTAGGCGACTTAACAAGTCTTGGATATAAATTTGATAGTTCGGGGCGCTTGTTAATTGAATCAAAAGAGGATTTACGAAAGCGGGGCATGAAATCCCCTGACACAGCAGACGCACTTGCATTGACGTTTTATGTGGGCGACTATTATCAGCAAGGTGGTTATACTGTCAATACATTGTCGGAGCGTACAGCGGGGATGTTGATCTAAACACTGCATACAAGGATTGTATAATGGCACGAAAAAACGAGAAAGTTGCACGTCGCGCACGCATAGCTTGTGAAAAATGGCGCGAAAACTTTAAATACAATATTGATTTGTATCACATGATGCATACCTTTGTTCTTGGCCAGCAATGGACTGATGACGAACAAGATGAAATGGTAAAAACCTTTCGCAAAGTACCGCTTCAAGCTAATCATTTATCCGCCATGTCAAACTCAATGTCCGGTGAGCAGCAACAAAACACCCCGCAATTACAAGTAGTGCCAATGACCAATTGCGATGATGAAACCGCGAAATTGCGTGAGCTTATTGTCAAAGATATTGTGTTTTCAACACCCGCTACAACCACATATCAAGTCTCAGGCCAGCAAGCCTTTATTGGCGGCTATAGCGCCTTTTGTGTTGACACCGAATACACGCATTCAAAATCATTTGAGCTTGACATTACCCACCGATATTTCAAAGATGCTACGCGCACCTATTTTGATTTAGGTGCGGAAACTATTAATAAAACCGATGGTCTTCATAGTGGTTATATTACACGTCTGACGCGCCCTAAATTTCGACAAGTGTATGGCAAGGAGCTAGAGGAAAAAATATCAAAAACAATGTCGCCAAGCCAAACACAGGAAGAGATAGCGTTAGCCGTACAGCCATCTGATGGCGATGACCCCTTCACATGGGCTGATAACGATGCCATTACAATACTCGATCATTACGAACGCAAATATGAGAAAGATACGCTCTATAAACTATCAAATGGCAGCATCCTCAACCAAGAAGAAATGGACGAGCTGATTGAGAAGTCTAGCGGTATGGACACGCCTGATATGTACGGCAATGTCATGAATGAAGAAAATAGCGAGATAATGCAAGGCGAAGGCCAAGATGAGGGGCAAGAAATAGCGCCCGCAAACCTTGATCCTGAATTTATGACGCTCTTTCAAGACGGGCAGCCCGTGCGCATTGTGGACAAGCGTGATAGCAAGCGATATAAAATTGTACATTATAAGATTGCAGGTGATTATATCTTAGAGGAATCGGAATTTCCAAGTGAACAATTGCCGCTAATATTTGTAGACCAAAATTCCTATTATGACAAAGACGGCAAACAAATATGCCGCTCTTTCTTTGGCGATTGCAAAGACACCCAGCGTTATATCAATTATCTGCGCACACAATCCGCTTATATCTTAAAAGTTTCACGCTATGACCAATGGATTGGCAGCAAAAAGAATGTACAAGGGCTTGATACCCAGCGCAATTGGAAAGACCCAAACAACACACAAGGCATGCTTACGTATGATGAAAGCCCATCGGGCGCTAAACCTGAGCAAGTACGTCCCCCCGAGCTGTCTGTTTCTCTTTTCCAGCAGTATGAATTAGCTGTTGAGGATTTATATCGTACGACAGGTTTATACCCTACGCGCATGGGAAGCGAGGGCAATGAGGTATCAGGTAAGGCTATTGATGCACGTACGCGCCAAGGTAGTTATGCCACCTATGTAGCGTTTAACTCGATAAATCGCGCTATTGCCACCGGAGGCGAGATTGTTAACGAGATGATTCCACGTGTTTATGATAGTGAGCGGGTTATTGCGCTAATGACACCTGATGAAGGCATGAAAAATATTACAATCAATAAACAGGCTGATGAATACGGCGAGCTTATTGAAAATGATATACGCAAAGGCACATATCAGGTACGCCTAAAACCAGGTCCATCTTACGAAGGACAAAAACAAGAAGCGCTTATGTCCTTGCAGCAAGTTTTACAAGCCGACCCACGCACGTTTGAATTGATTGCGGACTTGTATGCCGAAAATCTGCCTCTCATGAATACCATTGAAATTAAAAACCGCCTTAAAACGATGGTTCCCAAACAGATATTGGAAGCAGGTAAGACAGGCAAAATGCCATATGAAACGGGTGGCGATGCACCAACGCCTGAGCAACAAGAAATGGCGCTGCAACAACAACAAATGCAAATGCAAACGCAATTTAAACAACAAGAATTGCAACTTAAGCAGCAAGAGTTAGAACTTAAAAAGCAAGAAATCGTAATGGAAGCGCAATTTCGCATTCAAGAGCTTGAAACCGAAAGGCTGCAAGCGGCAACTGAATTACAAGAACAAGAATTACGCTACATGTCCGAAAGCGATCGCACTAGAAGCAATGAGCAGATAGCACAGGCGGATAATTTAATGAAACTATTGACGCATAAAATGTCAATGAACAAGGAGAGTAAAAACAATGGCGACAGAAACAAGTAATATTGATGATTTATTGATGGGCGCTAAAACCAATACAATGCCGGAAACGCCAGAGCATGACGCACAAAATGACGCCGCCTTGGAGCAAAATGATTATGATGTCGGAGATAACGATAGTGACCCGGATGATGCGCCGGATGACACGCCGGATTTGGCTTCGTCTGAAGAGTTGCCTCAAGTGGCTGAAGTGGATGACTACGGCAACGAAAAAGAAGCGCCTCGTACCTATAGCCAAGAGGAAGTTGACGAAAAAATAAACAAGGCTATACGTGATAGGCTTTCGCGCATGAAAACCCAAGAGCAGGGATTGCCTAGCATACAACAGGTACAGCAAGCCCAAGACGGGTTTAATTACAATGAGAATGCCGAGGGTAATTGGGAGCAGCAACTTGAATCCTTTATTGAGCGCACATTTACTAAGGTCAACCAAAGGCAAGCCACAGAGGCGCAAACCCGCAAAGAACGCGAAGCACATGCAGAATTTGAAGATAAATTTACAAATGGCATGGAGCGATTTCGGGATTTTAGGGACGTTGTGGGCGCACAACCTATTACCGACCCCATGACTCTAGCCTTACGCGGCATGAAAGACCCCGCGGCATTTGTTTACGCTGCAAGCAAACGACATCCTCAAGAATTACAGCGCATATCAGGCATAGCAGACCCTTACGCGCAAATGGTAGAAATGGGTAAACTGGAGGAGCGCATGAGAAAATCCGCAAGCGGCACGAACGCACCACGCCCCGTATCACGCAGCAAAGAAGATACAGGCATGCCGCAATCTAAGAAAAAAGAAGGCGATAGTATTGAGGATTTGATTGCTAAGGCTGACACAAAACGACGTGCGCAGCTAACAGCACGCCGTGGGAGGGGATAATTGATAGAACTTGAAACACTGATGCCCGCTTGTGTCCCTGATG